CTAAGAGACATGCTCATACTAATAGAACTGTATTAGATAAATTATCAGAATCTACAGTTAAAGAATCCTACGATTTATCTAAATTTATTACAGATGATGATCTTGCTGAAGCTGGTTTTGCTGAAGAAGATCATACACATAATGTTGATGATATAGTTGAAACTGAAGAAAAACAGTTTGTAACTGCAGCTCAAAAACTTAATTGGAATTCTAAGACAAATATAGTTCTTTCTAAAGAACAGCCTACAAATCAAGTAGCAGGAGATATTTGGTTTAGCATAATAGAATAATGAATCGAGGTGAAATACTATATGGATCTAAATGTCTTAATGAACGTTAAGAATATAGACGGTAGTTATAGCAATGTATATATTAAAACTAAAACATCAAATATTGTAAACGATGATGGTGAAACTATAGATGATATTTTAAATCAAATGAATAGTAAAATTATTAAATTACAATCTATGGTTGAAGATCATATAAATCCATTTAGTATGACACTATATTCAAATAAAAATATTGTAGAATTAGGTGAGGTTGTAGACTCCATTAACTTTGGATGGTACTACAACCGTCCTCCTTATTCTCAAGAATTTGAAGGTATAGTGTTAGATAATGAAGTACGAAATTATACTTATACTGAACCAATAGCTGACACCAGATCATTTGTTTTGTCAGCTGTCCCTAGTGAAGGTGGTATCAGTAAAACAGCTACATTAACAATTAAATTCCTTAATGGAATTTATTATGGTGTATCTGAATCAACAGAATATAATAGTGAATTAATTTTATCATTAGAAAATAAAGAATTAACTGAAGTTAAATCAAGAAATATAACAGTTGATTCTGGTAATAATAAATATATTTATTATTGCTTACCAAAACGATTAGGAGAGGTATCATTCAATGTTGGAGGATTTGATGGTGGTTTTGAACTAGTTGCAACTATACCATTTACAAACTCCAAAGGATATACTGAAGATTATTATGTTTATAGATCAGATAATCCTGGATTGGGAAATATCGAAATTAAAATTCAATAAGATGGAGGTGCATTAAATGCCAATTCCAGTAATTTCTAAAATAGTTCAGAGAAATAATGGTAAATTTAAATTAATGGATGCTGCAAATGTTTCATATGACGGTTCAGAAGAAATTAGTATAAAAGATAAAGTTGATGAGTTGGCTAAAAAACATATATGTTTTATAATAGCCGATGCTGTTCAAGGTGTACAACCATTTGAATGTATATTCCCTTATAATGGTAAAATAGAATCAATACATGCTGTTTGTACTACTGAAAATGGTGGTAATGTAGAACTTGATATAGAGAAAACTGCTCTATCAGATAGAGCTATAAATATATGGACAAGTATATTAGATGATAATAAATTTATCATAAATGAAGACGGTACTCAATCGTATACAATACAAGATGATACTGTAAACAAATATGATATATTTAGAATATCAGTTTTAAATAATACAATTATAAATTCATTAACAATTAACATTGAAGTAAATATCAAATAAAGGAGGAGTTTTTTATGTCTACAGAACCAAAGATTGTTTTAATGGATGCAAATAATGAACAACCTTTAAGAAAGTGGAGAGCAACTCAAACTAAAGAATTTGGTCTTCCTGTAACAGCTGATCTTTTAGTAGAAGGTGTAAAATATAAAATAGTTTCAGTTGGAGATACAGATTTTACTGCAGTTGGTGCTGCAGATAATAATGTTGGAACAGTATTTGTTGCAACAGGTGTAGGTGAAGGAACAGGTACTGCTGTTCAGATGATCACTAGATACAATGTAAAATCTGGTGAAGGGAGTGATGTTCTTAACTTCATGGTTTGGAATAACCGAAAATGTAATGAAGTTATAGATCTTGAAATTAAATCAGGAAGCACTACATCTGAAGATATTGTTATTAAATTAGACGGTATTGATTACACTGTAACAGTTGATGCAAATACAGATACTGATATAATTGGTGCTGCTATTATAGATGGTATGAGAGCACATGTTGATTTCAATAATGCATGGGAAGCTACTTTAATTCCAGCAATTGAATTTGATGGTGTAAAAGTTGCAAATACTATAGTAACATTTGTTGCTAAAGATACTGAACCTAAGGGAGATTATCTATTCAATGCTGGACAAACTGGTATTGATGGAATTATAAAAAGAATGCTTGAAGGTAATCCTGCAACAGAACCTGTAAGTAAGATTACTGATGCAAGAATATATATCAGAGATGATCAAGGTGGTATTAGCTCCGATGTTGTTAAAAACAAGTGGGCTTGGATTAAGAATGAAACAGATGCTGCTTACACTAATATCGGTGTTGATATTAACAAAGATACAGGTGTAACAACTGAATATGATTTAAAATTAAAAGCTGTGAACAGTGCAGTAGCTCTAGGTGAAATTCTTGGAGATGTAAATACTGGAAGCTTAGCTGATGACAAGAACTATGATAAGTTGTCATTATTCATGAAGCCACCAGTAACAGGAGTTGCTCAAGGATTAAGACAATGGAAATTAATTATAACATATAACTTTACCTAAAGTTTACTTTTTTTTAAAAAATAAATAAAAGCATCTCATTTATATGAGATGTTTTTATTTTATATTAAATATAAATAAATAGAATGGGAGAGGATTTAACATGGATAATATTTTAAGAATGTCACCTACTAAATCAAGATTATTTATCTGGTTTGCTAAATATGATAATAATGATTATTTTTATGAATATGATACCAAATTTAATGAATTTGATAAAATTAATAAAGATATAATGGTACGTTTTGGATTAACAGGAATGAATATGATAATGAGTTATGATGTAGCTACTGGTATTTTTGATATATGTGGTAGAAAATTATCATTTATATATAAAGATAAAGANGGNAATGAATTTAAATTAACANATACTGGAAAAGTTTATAATGATTGTATCAGTTATAAATCTGCAGAAACTGTTTTAATTGGACAAAATCAAGGACGTTCAATTATTAATGGATATCATTTTGGATATAANGTTAAATTAGATAAATTTAACTTAAAGATTATAGTTCATTTACCTATGGAAGGTAGTGTAAATATGGATATAAGTATTACATCCGATGAAAATATGGATGGAGAATTACAAATTATAAGAAATGAACAATTATACAAAACTGTACCTATGCAACTTAACAAAAACCAAACTTCCAATGTAAATTGGATAGTGGTATAAGGAGGTATAAAATATGGCTAGCTTATCAAATATATTATTGTCCAAAACTTATATACCTGATGGTGGATCTACTATAAGAGTTTCATTTAGAGTTTCAGATGAGCAAACTCAATTAGATGCCAAATATCAGATATATTTAAATGATGTACTGCTTAAAGAAAACTCATTAACAGCAACTCCTTATTCTGTAAATGAGGATGTATTTTTATCAACTGGTGGTATATTAAAAATTTCTTTAATAGATTCTAATAATGTTACAACTGATTGGACTTATGAATTATATGATGAAAATAGAGATACTTTTACTATTCAAAGACGTTTAGAATATGATACATCTACAATATTAAATAATGCTAAGATAGTTAGCGGAGAAGGTGTTACATTAGATAATAGTAATACAGGTGAATTATTAATAGAAGTTCCAACTACAGGAAAAGCTAAATTATCTTCAATAGTTATAGATGGAAATACAGATGGTCAACAATCTTTAGATATTGAAATAGAACCATCTCAGATAGTAGAATTAGATGATTATACAGAATATAGCTATCCTATAGAAAAAACTAAATATGATGGTATTAATTCATTTACTTTAGATGATACTAATAATATTCTTAATATGAATGTAAATGTTCATAGAAATAAAGAAATTCAATTATCTAAAGATGGTATAAACTTTGTTGGATATGATGGGGTAATTTGGACTCCAGATGTTAAAATGAGTGAGGCTGATGTTGAAGCTTTAACTGAATCTGATTATAGTAAATTTCATAATACTGCATATGAAGAAAGATTATTTATAAAGGTTGGTCTGGATAGTAATAATACGGTTGATCCTATATTAGTATCAAAAATAACTAGTAGATTTGCAGATAATCAACCACCTACAGTACAAAATATGTCTTTATCATTATCATCTATACATGATGAAGAAACATTCTTATCTGCAAAAATGATAGATTCAGAGGGAGATAGAATTGAATATAGAGTTATGATCAAGAAAGCTAATTCATTTGATTTTGAACAAGCTATTCCTGCTTCTGGATGGATTGAAGTTACTAATAATACCGATATAACTCATGCTCTTAATAAAGATTATTTTGAACTTGGTACTAATAATATCAAAATTCAAACAAGAGATCACAGAGGAGCTGTAAAAGATAGCCAGGTATTAGATTTACAATTTATAAATAGTGCTCCTATTCAGGCAAGTTATATCTGTAATGATTTTAATTTGCAAGCATTAATTAATGATGAAAATGGAGATGCTGTTGCTTATAGAATATTAATCAATGGAGTTCAAAAATTCCCAACAGAGGGTTATACAGCATTTGAACCAACACCAAGATTAATAGATTATTCTTGGGACAGTTCTGATTTAATCTTTGGTCTTAATAATGAAATAATATTAGAAGTAATAGACCCATTTAAAGGTGTATTGCAATTAAAATCAAATGTTATTGGTACTTACAAAGGATTATTATTTAAAGACGAATATGGCAATTATTATAGCACTGATAAGGCCGAAATACTTAAGTATATAGACCTTGGTCAACATACTGCTGGTAGTTTAACAACTCCAAAGAGAGTTATATTAGAAAATCNTACTGGTGGNTCAATTGGTAATGTAAAAATAAAAGTTTCAGATGAAACTGTTTATGAAGGAATAGATATGACNATAAGTCCTACTCTAACCCCATACAATGGAACAAAAGAGTTAGTTATTCCTTATACTTTAAACGATAAAGATACTTTCAACTTCTATGTAAGAGTAAAACTCGATAGATTTGTTGAGAAAACAGGAGAAGTTTTATTAAAGTTAGAGGTAGAATAGTCTGTAAAAATCCAATACAATGGAGGTGAGATAATTGAGTAATGCTTCATGGGTTAAAATAGATGTCCGAGCATTATTTGATGGTATATATGGAGATATTATTCCTAGTCTTGAACGATCTAGTAATTACTCTTCAGATATTTATATAAGACCATCAAATATAAGTATGGCTAAAATTAGTGTAGTACCACCAACAATATATAAAAAACAACTAATTCCTACTAAGGATACTTATATAGATTCTAGTAAAGTTGTTTTAAATTACGGTACCGAGCAATCTTTATTAGTAGATAAAAATAAAGCCAATTCATATATGTCCTTTTCTTTAAAAGATATACCTGAAAACGCTGTTATCGAATCTGCTAAATTATGTTTTTATAAAGAAAACTATACAAATTCAATCAATTTAAAATTAGCTAATACANCTGATGATTATGAAGAAATAGGTTTAACTTATTTAAACAATCAAGGTATTGATACTGATTTATTCGAGATTCAATTACCAGATGAATCATCATATGTATCAATAGATATGCTATATTATGTTTTGAATTGGTATGAAAATACTCATTATGAAGATAAAGCATTCGTGTTTAAAACTTCAAATGATGAACCAATAATTATTACAAGTAAAGAAGGACGTAATAAACCATATCTAGAAGTTGAATATTATATCAAAAATCAAAATATTGGTGTTAGTGAAGTTTATGGTGAATTATATCCTATTTGTATAAGAGATATAGAAATTGATAATGAAATATTTGTTGAAAGTAACACTAGAGAGCTTTATATTCAAGGTGAAATCAATATAATTTCTATTCAAAATCAACTTGATATTGATGGTTGTATTGAAACTATTAATTCAAGTATATTAGAATATAATGCAGAAACTAATATTTTACAATATTCTAATACATTAAAAACCGAAATAAATGAAATAGTTCCTAATGTCTTAAGAGAAATTGAACTTTTTGCTGAAACTAATATATTAACTCAAACCGCAAATGTTGAAATTCTAGGTGAAATATTACAATTAGTTCCAGGTGAATCTACTTTTGATGGAGAAATTAATATTTTAAGACAAATAGGATCTACTGAAACTTACGGAGAAATTTTAGAATCTCATGTAAGAACAATTAATTATAACGGTGAAATATATGTTAAACAACAATCAGGACAAGTTAGTCATGTAGGTTCATTATTGCCTTCAATAAATAAGACTACTGAATATACTGGTGAAATAAATATTGTTAAAATAAATGCAGAATATCACCATGACGGAGAAATCAATATAATTCTACAACAAGAAAATGTAGAATATACTGGAGAAATAGCTCCAATTATAGACGTTGTATTTGACGGAGAAATCAATATAGTTACTCAAACTGCTAACTTTGAACAACCTTCAGAAATATATATTAAATTAATAGAAGAATCTATTGAATATGAAGGTGAAATAGAGCCATCTATATTATCATATGTAGATTTAGATTGTGAAATTGATATTAATAACATCGGATTCAGTTGGTTATATTATGATGCTGAAATAATGATAGCAGCCCCAAATATAACTAAGGGTTATGTATTTATATTATAATAAAAATGGTATCCAGAATATTATCTGGATACCGTTATTTTACAAAAAAATATAAAAATTAATTTTATACATAACATCAAAGTAATTTAATTATATTTTAAATTATTAAATTTCTAAAAAAAAATTTAATAATTAATAATTCAGATGTTATTACATGACCTAAGGGGTATTTTTTATTTTAGAGAACTTTAAGTTCTCTANAATTTTTTATTGTTTAATTTATTCTTATTATCTGATATCTCCAATATAATAATTAAACATGTAAATAAATATAATTTCATATTATATTGGAGGTGAACTTAATTGATAGATAATAGTATTACCTATCCTAAAAAAATTTATCATCATATGAGTACAAATAATAAATCTTTTTTAGATATGCATAACTTTCTAAAAGCAAAAGGAATACAAAATAATAAATTCTTTTTAGTATTATTAGATCCAGATTTAGCTGGAGTAGATCCTAGAGATCCTAGATTAAATGCATTTATGAAACAAAAGATATTAAGAGAATGTATAAATAATTATTGGTATTTTATAAGAGAAATAGTAAGAATACCAGATCAAGGTGGAACCAAAGGTTCAGGTGTTCGATATAAATTACATCGTGCTAATTTAGCATTTAATTTCTGTGTATCTATGAATATGAATATATTCTATGAAATACCAAGACAGCAAGGTAAAACTGCTGCTGTTATAACAAGACTATTATGGGAATATAACTTTGGTAGTGTAAATAGTGAGTGTATTATGGTAAATAAGAAACATGAAGACTCTAAATTAAACTTACAAAGATTAAAAGACTATAGAGATGCTTTACCAAGTTATTTACAAATGGCAGAAACATTTGGTAAAGATGGAAAGAAGATAAAAGCTACCAATACAATTGAATCTATACAACATCCTCTAAATGGTAATAGAATTAAGACTTTACCTGCTGCTAGAAATAAAGTTGCTGCTAATGGTCTTGGTAGAGGTATGACTATACCTAGAATGCACTTAGAAGAATGGGCATTCGTTCCATTCAATGAAACACTATATCTTGCTGCAGTTCCAGCATTCAAAACAGCATCTATGAATGCTAAAAAAAATGGAGCTCCTTATGGTATTATAATAACCACAACCCCTGGAGATTTAACTACAGATGAAGGTAATTTTGCTTTCTCAATGAAAGAAGATGCAACAAAGTTCTCAGAATTATGGTATGATATGTCTTATACTCAATTAGAAGAACTTATTGCAGCTAATACTAATTCATCATTTGTATATATTAGATANACATATCAACAATTNGGATTANGTGAAGATTGGTTTAAGTCAATGGTAATAGACATGCAACGTAAATGGCCTGAGATCAGAAGAGAAGTTCTTCTTGAATGGGCTAAAACTGCTACTAATTCACCATTTAGAAAAGAAGATTTAGATATCGTTAAATCATTGATTAAAGAACCTATTAAACAAATAATGTTTATGGGTAAATACTTATTTAATATTTATGAAGAAATTCAAGATATTAGAAGATATCCGCCTTTGATAGGCGTCGACGTATCTGGAGGATTTAATCGAGACTCCTCAGCAATAACCGTAGTTGATTCTAGAACAACAAGAGTAGTAGCTGATTTAAATTGTAACTACATTAGTACTGTTGATCTAGCTAAAGTTATATATCAATTGGTTTCTAATAATTTACCAAATGCTATAGTGAATATAGAACGTAACGGTGGTTTTGGTGCTTCTGTATTATCAAAACTAGTTACAACTTCAATTAAGAAGAATTTATTCTATGAAATCAAAGATAAAGTAGTAGAAGAAAGAGCNTTAGGAGNTAATACTATTAGAAAGACAGTAAAAACTAAAGTATATGGTCTAGATTCTACAAAAAATACAAGAGATTTATTAATGCAAATATTAAAAGAAAGAATGGAATATCATAAAGATAAATTTATATCTCCATATATTTATGAAGAATTAGAAACTCTTGAAGTAAAAAGAAATGGTAAAATTGAACATGCAAATACTGGACATGATGACCAAATATTCTCATATTTAATGGCATTATATATTTGGTATGAGGGTAAGGATTTAATGGAAAGATGGGGACTACAAAAAGGAACCATCAAGACCGATGAAGACATAGATGAAACTTATGAATCATTAGAAGATAAATATGATAATATAGTTGAGCAATTAGATATAATGGATGATGAATCTCCATCTCAAGTCAAAGCACAATTAGATTATTTGAATTCAGTTAAAGCTATTTCATTTGAAGATTGGATGCATTCTGAATATGAAAAAGATGAACGAGCTATGGAAGAATTGTTATCTACTAAATTAGGAAGAAAAGCTTATAAAGAAAAGTTTAACGATCCTAATGTATCTACAATAATGCAGTATAAAATACCTGATAGTGTATTTAATGATTTTTATCAATAGATATTATTATAGAATATAGTATATACTATATTCTATAATATTTAATATAGTAGGAGATTCTGTTGCTGTAGTGGCTGATCAACGAAGATGGACTGTAGAAAATAAGACATCNCAAAGCTCAATTATATCTACTGGTATAGTGAATAAAAATGCCACTACTGTTATTAGTAGGAATAATGGAAATNAAAAATCTGCTTATATGCCTAATTATTCTTTAAGAAGTTCATCTAGAAATTGGTTATTAGGTAAATATATAAATGATGACATTTATGGAGGAGGAAACTTCTATGAGCTTATAGTATATGATAAAATACTTACTACACAAGAAGTTATTTAGATTGAGACCTATTTATCTTCTAGATATAATCTACCTATAGCTCAATATGATTATAGTCTATTATCAAGATTCCTAATAAAACAATATAATAATTATTATACTATAAAGAGTTCATCATATGAACCTATAGGTGCAACGTATATACCTATACCAATACAGGGAAACAACCCAACAGCTCAAGAAGTTAATGAATATACATTTGAGTATTTATCAGATTTATTTACAGAAATAACTATAGATGGTGAAACATTTAAACCTATAGATAAATTATTTAAGGGCTTTGAAATAAAGATGTATAAATTAAAATAAAAGGAGGCAACTAGACATGGGATTAAACTATCATTCAATATTCTTATTAGAAGATGGTACAGTAAGAACAGTAGGACGCAATGACTATGGACAATGTGGTACTAGTAATACTAATACTCGACAATTATCTTTATATACTATACCTAATCTAAATAATGTAAAACAGATAGCATGTGGAGGAACTCATACAGTATTTTTATTAGAAGATGGTACAGTAAGAACAGTAGGATATAATGAATATGGACAATGTGGTACTGGTAAAACTAGTAGTGAACAATTATCTTTATATACTATACCTGATTTAAATAATGTAAAACAGGTAGCATGCGGAGATGATTATACAGTATTCTTATTAAAAGATGGTACAGTAAGAACAGTAGGACGCAATGACTATGGACAATGTGGTACTGGTAATACTAATACTCGACAATTATCTTTATATACTATACCTAATCTAAATAATGTAAAACAGGTAGCATGCGGAGAATATCATACAGTATTCTTATTGAAAGATGGTACAGTAAGAACAGTAGGAAATAATTATTGTGGACAATGTGGTACTGGTAATACTAATACACCTCGATTATCTTTATATACTATACCTAATCTAAATAATGTAAAACAGGTAGCATGCGGAGGTCATCATACAGTATTCTTATTAGAAGACGGAACAGTAAGAACAGTAGGACGTAATATACATGGACAATGTGGTACTGGTAATACTAATACACCTCGATTATCTTTATATACTATACCTAATCTAAATAATGTAAAACAGGTAGCATGCGGATATGATCATATAGTATTCTTATTAAAAGATGGTACAGTAAGAACAGTAGGATATAATGGAAATGGACAATGTGGTACTGGTAAAACTAGTAGTGAACAATTATCTTTATATACTATACCTAATCTAAATAATGTAAAACAGATAACATGCGGAAGATATTATACAGTATTCTTATTAAAAGATGGTACAGTAAGAACTGTAGGAGCTAATGGACATGGACAATGTGGTACTGGTGATGTTGGAGTCCAAACATCATTATATACCATTCAAGGATTAAATAATGTAGAGTCGTTATGGGATGACGATGTAATGATAGCAAAATATCTAATAAAACAATATAATAATTATTATAGTATTAATCCAGAATATTATGATACTAGCAATAAAACCTATATACCTTTAACATTAGAAGGAGGTTTAGTTCCCACTATACAAGATATATATACTTTTGGATTCCGAAGTATTAGGGGTTTAACCGTACAACAAGATATAGATGGTGAAACATTTAAACCTATAGATAAATTTCTTAATAACTTCAAAGTTGTGGCATATATAATAAAATAGCTATATCAAAACTACTATAGGATTGCCCTATAGTAGTTTTTTATAAGATATGTAACACAAAGGTAATAATATATGAATTTTAATAATAATTATAATAAATTATACCTTAAGGAGGAAGTAAGTATGGGCAGAATGACCGCAAATCCAAATTCATATAATATAAGTTTAGAAGGAGAAGTTTCAGATATATTATCACATTTTAATTCAGATTTTGTATTTGATATTATAAAGGATAATATCAATAATCGATTTAATTATTTTCAATTAGCTATGGTAAATATTCCAGCTTCATTTGAAGCTAGATTTAAATCAGCAAAATTACAATTTCCTGAAAATGTGGATCAAATTGAAGAAATTAGAATTGATACCTACAATCAGATATTAAATATATTATCAAATAATTTTAATGTTCAAATAAATTATAATAATATAACAGATGTTTATTCTGCTGCATATTATTTATATGATTTCTTAGTATCTAATTTTTCAAATAATTTAGTAAGTTTCTTTGCCAATTACATAGTAAAGGAAAAGAATAGTTTATATGAAGGATTACAACTAGCCAGATTTAAGAAAAGTAAAGATAGTAGTACAATCTATGCTAAAAAATTATATAAAAATCCAAAATTAGCAATTATAAATGCTAATTTAGATTATGTTATAGATAATATCTGTGTATTTGATATATCATTTTATACAATATTAAATACAATATACCAGGATAAAAATATAATTAAATATCTTAATAATATTTGTTTACCTATTTATGATTTCTTTAAAACAACTTATGCATCATTACTTCAAAGTCAATATAGACCTATATTATTAACTAATATACGTCTTGAAATACAAAGGTTATCTATTAATGAAGATATAGATATAACAAATATAAAATAAAAGGAGTGTTTGACAATGAATAGAAACATTTTAACAGATGAACATATCGAGGAATTATCAAAGATTTTAAAAGATTCTAAAACAGAAGAATCTAAATTAATGGAAAGAATCAATTCAATTGAAGGTGACGTTGATGATAGAAATTATGAAGGAATACCAGAAAATACTGAAGATAATCCATATCCATATAATCTTATAAATAAGGAAGTTATTGAAGCTCAACAATATGTTTCTGTTGATCCTGTAACAGGTGTAGAAACTAAAATTAATTCCCCAGAATTGTCTACTAAATCATTAACCGAAGAATTAGAAAATACCAATATTGAATTAGATCCAGAGATGGGAAAAGATTCTTTAAAAGGTTTCGGTTTATCTGATGAAGAAGCCATGAAAGTATTTGATATCATTTCAAGATATAAAGCAGGAGAAAAATTTAATATTTATCATGAACTTCCAGAAAAGATTCAAAATATTGTAAGAGGGTTAAATGGCTATAACATGGCTACAATCAATGCTACTGCTAGAGATTTATTAAATCATTTTATTAACGAAATGGAATCAGATAAAGCATTTGTAGATTTACAAGTTTCTATAAGTAATGAATTAAAGCAGATAAATATATCTCAAATGTATAATGATGAATTAAAACAAAATATGGAAGTTGAACTTCCAAAGAAGGCTGATGAATTAGAAGCTGCTGGTGAGATAGAAAAGGCTAATACATTAAGAGCTATATCAGAAACATTCATTGACTCTTATACATTAAAGACTGTATTACATGAACTAAATAATAATCAATCAATACGAAAGAAAATTAGAAAAGATTTATCAAGATATAAGAGATTTGTAAATGAATTTAATTATAAATATCTAAAATCAAAATTTAAGATAAAGGATATTAAGTTACTTGAAAAAGTACTTCCTAAAGTATTAAAAAATGAAGGTATAACTGTAGATGATGTTAAGAAATTTATAATTGTTATTTGTAAAGTAACAAAAAATATGTCTCCAGAGAATATTATAGAACATACATTCATGTATTATACTATACAAAATTTATTGATGCTTCAATATGTTGATTTAGATGTTTCCGAATTTGGGAAACAAATATATGATAATGTTGTACAAGCTATTAAATTGATGAAAGAGGTGGAAACAAATGAATGTAATATCAGCAAGAAGTAGCTATAAAACTATCGCTAATATAGAAATTATATATGATGATCAAAGCTCAAAGAATGTAGAAGTTAAGCTTGGTGATATAGTAAGAATTAATTATGTAATATTACCTAGCAAATTAGATACAGTTGAAGGAAAAGTTATAGAAATAGATCACAAAACAGATTTCTTAGTAATAGACTCATCTGAACAATTTAAGAGTTGTGTTGTACAATTAGCTATTGAAAATATTAGAGATATAGAAGTATTATAATTTTCAAATTGGAGGCATTAGTATGATATATAGATTTTCATTCATATTCATACAATTATTCATAATAATATTCTGTAGTTTAAATATGATAATTCGTTTTTACTATGTTAGACATGGTTCAAATATTAGATATAAACTATTTAATTTACTTAAAGCAATATTATCATTATATGTAATATCTTTGGCAGTAACTACTAATTCTATTTTACTATTATTAGTATTGCTGTTATTTATTGAAGGATTAATAATATTAAATAAGTTTTAATAAATAAGAGTTCAACTTAAATGTTGAACTCTTATATTTTTTATATCTTAACAATTTAATAATGGAAGGAGATGATCAAAACAATGTATGATATTCCTAAGTTTTTAAAAAGAGATGGAGAAGCTTTATTATTTAATANTTCAGGAGAACTAATTTACTATGTTCCTGAGGTATATTTTGAAAAAGGTATTGCTGAAGTTATCGGTGAATTTGTAAGCTTATTAGGTGTATTTGATTATGCAATATTTGATGAAAATGGAAAATCATCTGGATTAAAACCTTTTAATTTTCCTACAATATTCTTATGTAGCCCATATACAATTGAGAAACAAAAAGATTTACAATTAACTAAATATTCTGAACCACAAGATTATAGATTATTGAAATTCAAAAAAGACGATAAAGTAGTAGTTTCTGTAAAAGTTCCAAAATCTGTTGAAAATGCTGAAGAATTTTTCAGATTATTTAATACTGGAAAATTACCTACCACAATACCATATGATGAACTTCATAGATATTTTATTGAAAATATAAGATTAAATGGAGAAAATTATGGTATAACTATGCAAGCATTTGGAATGTTAATATCTGAAGTTTGTAGAGATCCAAAAAATAAACAAAAATTATTTAGACATACAGATATTAAAGATATGACTAATTATACTACAATAAATATAAAACAGATACCTAAAACGGTAAGTCCATTCACATCTATTACTAGTGAAAATTGGGATGAGGCTGTAGTAAATGCAATAAGTAATAAAAACGATAAGTATTCACCATTGGAAGTGTTATTCACTAAGTAAGAAAAATAACATATGAATAAAGCATTAATAACTTTAAAAAGTAATATTATTAAAGGAGGTAAAAATAATATGATCCCAACTACGATATTTGAAGTGATCGATAACTCTAAATCAGTGGAAGTTAAAGCCCAAACAACATCTAAACCACTGTTTTTAACAGTAATAAGTTCTGATAAAGGACCTGAAGATTTAAGAATAGTCGATTCTGCAGATATGTTCTACAAATTATATGGTAAGGATATATCTTTTGCAAGACATGGACAACCATTATTACAAGCAGTTAATATAGTTGATAATGGTGGAAATTTATTAGTAAAGAGAGTTGTTGCAAACGATTCAGCATTAGCTAATATTGCTGTTGTTGCAAAACTATCAAAGACTCAAGTTCAAAAGACAGATGCTAAGGGTAGACCAATTTATCAAACTCCTTCAGGAGATGAAACTACTGTAGCAGATGGTAATACTCCAGTAATGATAGATTGCTGTAAGATTAAATATGAATGCAAATCTGTATCTGGTGTTAAAACAATTCAAGCTGCAGCAGCAACTATAAATAGTATGTTGAGCGATGATGATGACAATGGTGGAACATATCCATTATTTGTTATTGCAGACAACGGTAGAGGTTCTAGTCATAAGAAATTTAGAATTTCTCCATTATATGATGATAGTAAATATCTTAACTATATAAGATATTCATTAGAAATTATAGAAAATGATGAGATTATAGAAACTCTTACATTCTCACTAAATCCAATTATAGTTGAAAATGGTGTGAATAAATCTCTTCAAAACGTTGTATCTTTAAGCTCAAATCAGGTTACAGCAATTTCATTTGATGATAACTATGAGCTATTTGTTAATCAGATTGCAAGTATAGCTGGAACAACAGCTGAATACTGTAAAGCTTCAGATTTACTATTTGGAAAAGAAGTAAATCTAATTGATTTGAACAATATTCAAGTTGATCCTACAGGATTTAATCTATCTTATATCTATGGTATATCTTTAGATAATGGTAGTGATGGCTCATTCGGTATAGCTCCTTTTGGAACTCTTGAATGGGAAGAAAGAGTAGTAGAAGTATTTGATGGTTCTTTTAGTGACGATATTTATGATGTTGACAAATACAAAATAGATGCAATTGTAGATGCAAACTATCCAAGTCCAGTTAAACGTGCTATCGAAAATTTAGTAGCATTTAGAGAAGACCTTTCCTACTTTAGAGATTTAGGATTAGGACTTTCTACATTAGATGAAATCTTAGCTGCTAATGAAGAAGTATTTAAAAACAAGTACTGCTTCACTTATGGTGTATCATATGATATTATTGACCCATATACTAAGAAGCAAATACCTGTTACAATAGGCTATAGCATAGCTAGATTACTTATAAATCATTTTAACAGTGGTAGAGTAAGACCATTCGCTGGTCAATTATATGGTGTTACTATACCAGAAGCTATACCTGGAACTGTTAATTACATTCCTAAGGTAACCCCATCTGAAAATCAGAAGCAAATACTTTCTGATAACAGAATTAACTACGTATCATATTATGATAACGTATTAACTATTGAAACACTTTACACTTCACAGAATGAGTTTACTCAGTTGTCATTTATAAACAATATTCTTGCTGTTCAAGAAGTAGTAAAGGCTGTAAGAACAAGATGTCCAAAGATTAGATATAGCTTTATCGATGGTGATGATCTTGAAACTTACAGAAGAGATGTTCAAACTATACTTGATAACTATATATCAAACTTCAAATCATTAAAAATGGTTTACACTGCTGATGATGATATGCTTTCCAATAAAGTATATCATGCATCAATTGAAGTAGCATTTAAAGATTTCGTACAAACTGAATACTTCAAGTTATTCGCAATATAATTTTTAAAAGGAGGTAAAAAACATGTTTGAAAATCTTTCAGAGGTTAGAGATTATACCACCTCCACCCTGATGAGAGGTGTAACCGATTTCGGTAATCTTAAACAATATAACTTATATGAAACCGGTTATTCATTCTTAGTATGTGTATCCGTACCAGTTTTCCTTGAAAAATTAGCTAAGGAGAACAAGAAGTATGATATATTGCTGAACAATTATATTCATATAATTGAGAATGAGTTCAGAGGAATCGATGGATTAGAAAATTTAACAACTGAAACTGTAGAATTAACTAATGGAATTTCTAATATAAACATGATTTCTAAGGTAAATGAGCAGTCTGCTTCAACCATAACAATGAGATACTTCGAAAAAGCAGCAACTCCAATTACAAGATTACATGAATTATATCTAAAGGGTATTAAAGACCCAAGAACTCAAATTAAGACTTATCATGGCCTTATTGATAAGGGTATTTTGGAACCTGGATATGAAAATGAAGTATTTACTTTCTTATACTTCGTAACAGATAACTCTGTATCAAAGATAGAAAGAGCTATGTTATTTTTGAATGCTCAGCCAAATAGTGCAGAAACTTCTATGTTTGAATCTGAAAAGGGTACAATTGAAGTTAAAGAAATAACTACAGAATTCAACTGTTTCCCAGTTTTTAGTGATGTTATAAACGCTAAGGCTAAAGCATATCTTGATTATATGAATAATAATACTACAACTCCATTGTCTAAGAGATTGATTAAGCAATCTACAGAGTTCGATTATTCATATACTCCTAATACTGCAAACTTACCAAAGGGATTCTAAAGAAAAACAAAATCAGACTATACTCATATGAGTATAGTCTGATTATTTGTCTTAAATTAATACGATGAATCTTCACTGGCTTTACTATCTTTTACTTTTTTCTCCATAATAGCTTTTTGTTTTAATTCATTTATTGTCTTTAGATCAAGATAAGTTGAAAGATAATATCTCTTAAGTTTCTGTCTAAATAAAGCTTTTACTTCTTCACCTTCCCCACCAGCTTCCATCTCTACTATATTTTCAACATAATCATTTGTATTTTGAATCATCTGATTTGTGTTTGTTATATTTAAGAATGCTGGAGGTGGTAATGATACTTTTATTTCTTCATTAGTCTGGAATTCTGAATTATAAATCATAGTAAGAATTCTACTAAAGAATCTTTCTACTACAGCTTGTCTTTTGAAAACCTTTCTCAAGAACTTACCATTAGACATGGTTAATCTAACAGCATAGTCAACAGTTTGTCTTGCTTGAATATATTCATAAGGAACATCTGTACCATTAATAGCCATTTGTTCTAATATATTCATCAATTCTGTCTTTGGATCTATATTTTGTCCTTGCATTATTTCAAACTGTATAGGAGAATCACCTGTAGGACCTGTTGGTATAACATAGTCATTATAACGACCAGTTATATTTAAAATATTTTTTACAGAAGCTAATTCTCTAGCACCGAAATTAGATTTCTTAATCTGATTAATAGTATTTAGCAGGGTTTGGGATATGTTAGAATCGATATTTTGTCTTACATAGTAAACCCTTTTATCTTGACCACGAGTTAATATTCCGATTGTATTTGTTACATATAATGATGTATATAATTTAGCAGGTAACAAAGATTTATCTAAATCTGATATACCTCTATTGGTTTTAGTATCTTTTTGGAAATACATATGAACCATATCTTCTGGAGGTATGAATGATATTTTTAATTGATTCTGCATGTTTACATTAAATAAATTATTATGTTTTAATATCATATATATTTCTTTTCTTAAATCTTGATTAGCATTGATAAATTTACTATCAATGAAATTTGATAATTTGGAAGATATAAATCTCATCATCTGTTCTTTTTTCATATTATCTTCCGTTACATTAAACTTACCTGCCTTAAGTGCCATCATAGGATCGCTCATATAACTACTTTGGGTAAATATATCATCATTTTCATATTCAAAATAATAATATCCTAAACATAATTCATCTATATATAGAGGGATAACATTCTCTCTTCTTAATTTTTTAATTATACATCCAGGAGCATTTATTTTAGTATTATCTTTCTTAGCAGATATTATACCTTCTGTAGCTTCAGAACCTTCAAATCCTGAATTATTATAATTATTATTTTCTTTTTTTCTCTTATATACATTTTGAATAGCAGAATACTCATTCAATGCTGATTCTAAAATTCCAGTTGTATCTATTTCAACATTTAATTTTCCTATATTTATATCAGTTTCTAACGGTATAAAATCTTTAACACCCTCTGTTACTATTTTACTTTCTTTTCCTTGAGTTGTATCTATACATAATTTAATTTTACCATTAGTTGAAAGACCTGCAGCTTCTTGTGTTACAACTGAAGCATTATACCCAGTATTTCTAGCATTCATAATTGTATTTAATGCTTTATTATATGGTATAATATATATAAATTGTTCACCATAATGAGCTGCTTTATCATATATATCTTCAAATAGTTCTAATAAATTATAAGNTTCTTTTAATGTTTCTATTCTTTGTTGAAATGAAGGATCATCATTTAAATCAGTTTTATTTATTGCATTTACAAAGTCTTTAGAGAAATGGTCTGCTGCTAAAACATTATCTTTTTTAGCATCTAATGCATCTTCTAATTGAGGCATATATTTACAGATAAGATCAATTTCTTCATCTAGATCTTTAATATATTTATTTTGAGCATAAGTTGAAAGAATACCATCTGTAACTGATGGATCATTAAACAAATTTTCTAATTCAGTTGTTATCATTCTATCATCTTTTGTAGTATTATCACCTTTTAATTGTATACGAGAATAAAGTTTAGAAATATTAGGTATTCCTACAGAATTAATATTATTTGATATAATATTATCTATAGAATTATCTATATTTGTTTTAATCATTTCTAAATCAGAATAATTGTCTGGGTTTGTTAAATAAGTATTTTTATATAATTTCCCGATTCCTGATTGAACAGCAGTTACTAATTTGGATAATGTAGAAGTTTGCTTTTTTTGTTTTTTATTTTGTTTTTCTTCCATAAATTTCACCTCTTTTTTATTATTTTATCTATTGTTACGTTAGTTATTAAATTAATCACAACAAGTAAAAGATAAGTGGTATAGATTAATATCTATACCACGTTTATTATCTTAAATGTATACATCTTAGATAAACTTCTATTGTCAAATTATGCTTTTTATGAATATTAAAATTACATAAAAAACTATAACCATCTATATGATCATAGATATTTAAATCTACTTTATCATTTTTTACTAATGGAAGTAATCTATTATAGATCGGTATAAAGTAAATATCTCTTCTAATATAATTTATACCTTGATCTGTTTTTAATTTAGTAGTTTTTATAAAATCTTCGTCAGAATGTATATTTGGATATGTTATAACATTAGTTGATAGTATAGATAATAATGAATTATTCATTCCTATTATATTAGAATATATAAAATTATCAAATAAATTTAAATGTGATATTTCATCTACATTACAATTTTTATCTTCTTTTAATTTATTTCTAATATCTAACATATCTATTGCTATCTGTGGTAATTCATAACCTACATTCATTTTCTTTAGATAAACAAAACTTCTATCTGCACCTATAATTGTATTACCTATAGTAATAACATAATTACTTTTTAATAGTTTACACAATTCTAATAATTGTAAAAATTCTTGTTTATTCATTATTGTATACCACCTTTAAAATGTTCATTTATTATACTAAAGTCAGCTTTATAATTAAAATCTACAATTCTCTGTTTATCATATTCATTAAATGAAATAACTTTCTGTTTAAATCCTTCGTTTATGAATCTTACTATAATCTGTTGATCGTTTTTATTATACCATTTTAATGCTCTAGCTGGATTTGCTATATTTGTAAAGTATTCTATTATATCTTTATATAAAGTAGCATAATCCGCAAAATGAAACCATCTTGTACAAATCTCTAACCATACATGAGATTGTAAATCTTCTATAAATGCTGCACCTCTTCTATAAATATCTTTATTAAATCTATTCTCACCATCATGCACTTTATTTGGTATATTAACCAAACCTATTTGAGTATTAGGTGCTATATTAAATTCTCTCATTATACTTGGATATAGTGCTTTATAGTCATAATCATCAAGATTATCCATTANATTTATAGCATTACCAGCTATTTTCTTTTTAGCATAATCATNTATTTTAGATGGATCTGCAACAAATGCACCAGGGTATTTATCACCTTTTTCATTAAATTTATTACTATTACATCCCATAATATATCCATCGTTATAAAACTCCTTGATACCTCTATTAACAAGATATATTGTTTGTCTATGACATTTATTATATCTTGTATTATTCATAAGACATTTATTAAATACATAATCAATATCACCAACTTTTGTTTCTATACATTTTTGAACAATTGTATCCATTATATTATAGAAAACAAATGTCTTATAATCTAAATAAGGAAGTTTTGAAATATTTGTTGTAATACTTGAGTAGTCTAACTTATGAACACCAGCTATTAAACTACCTATAGTATCAAGTTTGTAATCGGGAAAAGCATGTTGACCTTTTCTTCTAGATGCAAAATGAATCATTTGATCAAGATATACAGAGTATGAACTAATTATAGCCATATCTCCTCTTTCTGCAAATTCATTTTCATTTCTAAAGTCCTTATAATATTTTGCAACTTTAGTTTTAAAATCAGGATGACAAATTATATCCTCAGGATTGTATCCTAAATTCTTAATCCTTTCAATAATGTAAGGCATATCGAATGCCATGTTCCAAACTAATATAAAATCAGGCTTGGTCACATTAAATAATATAAACATGTCTTGAATTAGTTTTATTTCTTCATCGTAAAACATAAATTCATAATTAAATTCATCTAATCCAAATCTTTTTTCATTTTTCCAACCACCAACATTTTTCTTAATAAAGTCTTTTAATTCAGTAAATATTTTACCGTCTTTTAAAGAATCCTCAAATTCTTGAATTAAAGGATTATCTTTATTTCTTAATAATAAAGTATATGATGTTTTCGTCACATCATTTACTATTGTTATTGCATTTATAGGACATTCACCCATTTTTGGGAAATCACCTTTCATATGAATAGTATCCACTTCTATATCGAAGTATGCCTTTGTTATAGGAATTATACTATTTTTATAAGTATTTGAGAATCTAAATCTATAATGATCTTCAATATGCTGGTCAGCCATAAATATTCTTGGATGCATAAATAACATTGTATTTGTATATCTATTACCATTTCTAATATTATCATTATAAAAATCAAGATTACCAGTTAATTTTGCAATTGTTTTTTGTAATGAATTATAAGGTGTAGAAATCTTTTCAACTCTATCTTTTTCAATAAATAACATATTATGATCTATATATTCATCTTTTTTAGCTATATAAAATTCATATTCAGGAGATTCTATTTCCTCATATTTTTTTTCTCCTGTAGTATTATCTTTAAATATAATTAATAATTTATCTTTACTCCATTTACCATTTTTTTTATCCTTTGTTGGATATAAATAAATTGTATTTAATATTGTTAAATCACTTCCTGCTGGATAATTTTTAATCATCATTGATCACTCCTAAACGTACCTAAATATGCTTTTTTATGTATTATTTATATGTTATATGCGGTATAAAAAATCATATATGTAGCTTATGGTGACATATATACAATTATTAAATTAACAGAAATATAATAGTTAAAGGAGGTTAGATATTATGAGAGTAATTAGTTTTAATAATGATACCAAAGTAGATGAAAAAGTACCAAGTCTAATTAATCTTGATTTTTTTACAAGTAATCAATCATCATTACCTGTAGAATATGTACCAGAAGATAAACCCAAGAAAAAAAGAAGATCAAAAAAGAAAATTATAGATGGTCAAGAAATAATAACTAAAGATAAAGATGACTCATCACAATTACCTTTATATCAGACAAACGAACCATATATTGATACTTATCAAGAAACATCTAATATGCTTAAAAGNTCAATATATCAAATAGATATGTTACAATCTGAACTTAAAAGTGATATAGATCAGATAAGATCATCTAAAACATTAAAGAAAAAATATGACTATATTTCATTATTAAGTGGAACAATGTCATCTTTAATATCGACCAAAGTTAATGCAATAAGAGAAATTAATAAGACAATAACAGATTCTCATAACTTAGAAATGAAGAGAATAAAAGATCTAAAACTTAATGCTGCTATGGAAGGTGACGATGATAAGAGAATCATGGATTTATATACAGCATATATTTCAACCCCAGTTGGTACCTATAATGGTCCTACTGCATATAATCCACCTAGTACAATGGATATGACATTATTAAATAATAATGTATTATCTANAGAAATGTATCAAAATATGGATAATAACTATACTGTTANCCCTGCTGTAAATAGAATGTTATTAATGGAAAATCCAGATATTAAAACAGTTGTAAAATATGAAACTGCAACAGGAAATAGATATTTTGATGTAATTAATGTTAAAACAGGTGAATCAGTTCCTGGAATAGAGAGACCAGATCCTATGTTCTTAAATGATATCACTATAGATGTAAGAAATGGTATTGCTAGAAATATCAATTTAGACCAAACTTATACGCTTATAACCATTGACAATCCAGAAATTAATAAATATTAAAAAAAA